ACTGCAATTTATCATTTTTACCAGAAATAGAATCACCAGTGTTGACAACTCTTATCTTTGCTGTAATTGTTGGTGAGAATATGTCCTCATAATAATCGACCGAAACAGCACCTAATTTTAAATCAACAGTTCTCTGTTGATCATTAGATTCTAGTATTAAAGTCTCGTAGAGAGAAGAACCCGATGCTGACATTTAATTATATGCTAAAGACGTTAAAAGATGTTTCTTTATAATACTATTTAACGAAGCACCCATAATGATTGGTGGCGATCCTCCTTTACCTCCACCACCTGCCATAGGTGGTGCCTCCTCTTCAATAATTATAACAGTGTTTTGTGGTCCAGAAGCATAACCAAGATCCATGGATCTTCCAGGAACTCTTGCAATCGCACTTGTTCCATGCCCCAAACCTGCTCCACCAAATCCTGCATTGATTAATACTTGTCTTACTTTTGCAGAACCATTAAATTCTCGTTGTCCAATTGCACCACTACCTCCCCACTGTGCTCCAGGAATATCAATTGCCAAATTTACTCCGTGCCATCCATCATCTCCTGGTCTATATTCACTACCTATTTGTATACCAGCGGCACGTAATGCTGCCTTTGCTCTTTCTTTATCTTGAAGTGTTCTAAATGCAATGTGATCATGATAATTTGATTGTCTTCCATGTCCATCATATTCATAATTTGGATGTCCTCTGTCTCCTGTAAGATATTCGGTAACATTTCCACCACCACTTCCATATCTTCCTCCACTACCACCTCCACCTGCTTCTTGCAAATTTTTACGATAAACAGACATAGATTGAGATGCCGTTCTTGATGTTTGACCATATCTTGGTGTAAGTGATGCCCAAATATTTCCAGCTTTAGTCATTTGAGACTCATTCATATTTTCAATATTAATACCGCCTTGTCTTGCCAAAGCTAAAATCATTTTATTTTGAGTTGCTGGACTAAATGTATCACTCCAACTAAATCTTCCACTATTAACTAATCCTCTTAAAGTTTCTGGCATCAACTGCAGAGCACCAGAAGCAGAAGAATTATATCTGTCTTTATGATATGGTATTGCTCTTCCTCCCAACCTATCGGGAAGTCTATCAGTACCGCCCAACTTAGATGCTTCATACAATTCGGCAAGGGTCATTTCTGTTAAACCAGGAACAACCGCTCCACCATAAACTGTATTATATCCACCAGATCCACCAGTTCCCTCCAATTCCCTAACAGTAGCAATAAATGCTTTTTCTTCTGGAGTATCTGCTTCAATATCAGCAGCATTTAAACTGCCCCCACCAGCAGCACCAACACCTCTCGTATCTCCACTAAGGGCAGTTTTCATATTCTCAACATCATTTTGCATTCCTTTAAATGCATTTTCCATATCAGTCATTGCTTTTTTAACTTTTCCAGACTTATCTGTAAAATCAAAATTCCTCCAATTGTCTAAAGTTGAAGAAATTACACTACCAATAGATTTAAACCAATTTCCAAGATTATTAATAAAACTTGTTAAACTGCTAATAAGAAGTTTAATTCTTGTTATTAAATCTTCTACCCATGCAATAATTTGTGGAAGTTTATCTACCAACCATCCAATCAATAAAACGCCAATAAATTCCAATACCCTATCAAGAATTCCTTTACCAGGAACTTGAACACCGCTCACACCAGATTTTCCCCTGGTTTTAAACGTTTCCAATAGAGTTTCTTTTTCTTGTCTTCTTCTTTTTTCTGTGAGTTTTTTATTAAAAACCTTATTCTTAGCAATATTTTCTCTTTTAACTTTTGTTCTTTTTAGAACTGCTTTACGCAACAATCCACCACCTTTGCCTGCTCCTCGGGCAAACATAGACCCTATTCTCAATGCTCCTGCTGCTACTGCTGCTACTGGCATTTTAGATCACCACATTATAGATTAATTGGGAGTATATAGTATAGAAATTATCAGGATTTGCCGAAGCAATCAACGGAACATCAGTAGCACTTCCTGTTTTCAATGCCTGCTGTTGTGCTTGCCCGCTTCCACCTATTTTTTTATAAATCACAGTTGTATTTCCTGCACTAGACACTGGTCCAGGAATTTGCATTGATGGTGAGGAAGGAGAATCAATAGATGGTGAGGAAGGAGAATCAATAGATGGTGCAGATGGCGCAGATGGTGAAGACACTGCTTCTGTTCCAGATTCTTGTGACATACTACCAGAACCTTGTAACCCGATACTTCTTCCAAATTCATTAATTTGTTTTAATCCTGGAGCACTATCCCAACTGGAATTCCATGCACCATCTAATAAATTTTTAAACCAATCGCCCAATAACACTCCAAGACCAGTTCCTGCAACATAACCAATACCAGTTCCAGCAATTGGTAAAGCAGAACCAATAACAGATCCAGCAATACTTCCAGCACTTGTTGTCGCTAACTGAACCAATATTGGAATTAAAGCTTGTGCAGGACTTTTTCCTTCTCCAAGTCTTTTAGCAACATCTTGAACTGCAAAAAGAATTTGTAATCCTGCAAATGCTTTTTTTGCCAACCCTCCGGCAAATTTTAACAAGAATTTAGAACCTTTACCTACCAATCCACCAAAAAATCCAAACATTTTTCCAAGAGATTTTGCAGGACCCCCAATTCCAGGAATATTTCCCAAACCGCTGAACAAATTAGTCAGCATACCGAATGCTTTTCCTGGTGCTTTCTTAAAAATTCCTTTTACATTATTAGTCGCCTTATCTATCCAAAATTTAAGACCTTTTGTTTGTCCTGATTCTAATCTTGGAACATTGCCAAAAACATCTCCAGTTTCTCCTGCGCCAGCCTTTGCCCATCCACCTAAACCTTTAGGTCCACTATCTAATGGTTGGGGTCCAATAGGAGAAGTATATGCATTTGCACCAATACCTAATCGGTTTCTTCCAAATTGTCTAATTGCTCCAAAAAGTCCACCACCTTGAGGTTTTGCACCACCACCACCTTGAGGTGTTGCACCACCACCACCTTGAGGTGTTGCACCTCCTCTAAATGCATTAATCAATCCACCTAAAGCAAGTCCGCCAATACCAGTTATAATGCCACCAATAATCCCAAGAATTGCACCTATTCCACCATTTAATGCTAAGAATATGCCGCCAACAATTCCAAGTGTTTTTACTACTTCGTTCCTAATTTCTTCTAATTTTTGATTATCTCCAGTTGCCCATGCCGCAATTGCTTTCCAACCTTTATCCGTTAACCATCCTACAAGGAGAAGTCCAAAGAACTCCATCAATCTTTGGAGAATTCCCTTTGCTACTCCACCGACTGCTTTAACTGGAGAAATTAGTGCCTTAAATAAACCACTCTCTAACTGTTTTTCTTTTCCAGATCTTAATCCCCTTTCTTCTTCTTGCAGTGCTTGATTTTCTCTGTCTTTTTGTGCTTTCTTGTTTAATTCTGCTTCTTTATCCAATACCTTTGCCAGAAAAGAAACCTGATTTTCTACGACAATAACTCTAGCATTTAAAACATTAACATCAACATCAGAAGTAATTGCAGATGATCCTACTTTTACAATTGCTCCTGGTTTCCTAAAAACTTGATTGGAACTTATTTTTTTCTTTCTGAATAATGCTTTTCTTTGGGCAGCAGAAAGATATTCTCCTGTAGATGGGTCTGTGCCAGTTACAAGGATGTCTCTGTTTGTAAATTTTGAAGCATTTAATTTTGCCATTTACATATTACGGTTTTGTTGTTGCTTCAAATTTTCTTCTTCAATATATTGTTGCAATAAAGCGAGATAAACTTCTCTCTCCCAGGGTATCATATTTTCTAGTTCTGTTAATGAGTATTTATGATGTTGCATGAGAGCAAAATTTATCTTGTAGTATGACGCAAGATCATTATGCGCCATACCTATCCGAAAAAACTAGAAAGTCCCTCCAAGACCACCTCACTTTCAACCTCAGTATTTGGATTCTTCACTTTAATAGTATGAGAAAGTTTTGGCATTGTTTCAAAAAAAGATTCAATTTCTTTAAATTGCTTAGAACTTAATTCTTCAATAAATTCTGCCATCTCTTTTTTAGTGCAGTCGGAAGCACTCCAAGATTCTTCTTCATTATAAATTTGTTCTATACAAGAAGCAATCAATTCAAATGATTCATTGACACCGATACCTTCTTCCATATTAAAATTACTTTTAATAAATTCATTAAGTGAAGGATATTTCATTCTCATTGTCAAATTATCATCTAATACAATATCTCGTGTATGATTTGGATTTGTTTGGACTTTAATCTCGTCAAGTTCGATTATTACTGGAACTTGAGTTTCCCCATCATCTGGGCAGGTAATTAAAACTTCAACATTTTCTCCGACAGACTTTCCTCTAATATTCAAAAAGAGATATTCAATATCAAAAGTAGATAAATCTTCTACCTTAACTCCCCTAGAAAGAATACAATTGCCAATAACAGTTTTAATTGCATTGGTGATCTGCTTCTGATCCTCAGATTCCATTGCGATAATAAGAATCTTTTCTTCTTTAACTAGAAAAGGTCTATATCTTATTTTCTTTTGTGTAGAAGGAAGTTCCAACTCATATGTTGGCGTTGCAATCTTTGGTAAAGGCATAATAACCCAAAAAGTTCAGTTGTTTTTATTTATTGCAGTGCGTAAGGACTATTATATACTTGTCCTCCTGATAATGCTTCCGCATAAGTAAGATTTTGTGGTATATAGACAATTCCTTGAGATGCACCTGCCCCAGCAGATACTGGTACTAGTCCACCAGAACTAGATGTTTGATTATTGCCTCCAACATTATTAGAAGTTCCATCAACTTTACTCTTACTTGTAATTTTTCCAGGAATATATCTCTCGTAGTTAAATGCAACACTCACCTTTAAGATATTAGAGGCATCATATGATATTGGTATAGAAGACATATTGATTGGGAATAGTCCAATAAAATTATATTCAAGTTCTCTTCCATAATTTCTATCAAATTTTATAATTTTAGTCGAATTTGATTTGTATTCATCCGGATATTGCATTCTGTATGAAAACTCCGGAAAAGATGGATCTTTTCCGGCACCATTTGCAATAAATTCCATCCAATGCTCTAAAAACTTAATCATTCTATAATCAGAGTCTACATAAAACTCTAATTGCATTTGGGTAAAGATTCTGGTATGTGCCATTTTTTCCTGCACACCCATATAGTTGCCATTAATATCTGCCGTTGCCAACGAACTTCCTGGAATTGATGCAGAAGAACATAACAATCCAGCACTTTCAGTTATAAATCCCGTATCAACTCCTCTCTCAGACAAGTAAGACATTAAAGGACCATTCAGTCCACCAAAGATAACTTGATAATGTGATGTTTGAGCAAGATTTGTAATAAGTGGTTTGAATTCTGATATCTTTTTACGTGTTAACACTCTAAATACCTTATACGAGTCTTACATTATTAAGTATT